AATATTATTACGGATGGCCGCTTTTGCCCCTGGTGTCCCCCAGAGGGTTTTAGTATAAATGGGACACCAGGACACCAGCAAAATAAAGTTTTAGAGAGAGCTCCCCCTGGTGTCCTGGCTCATATTCACAAAAATGCCACGGAACCCCAGTTCATTTCGTTTAACTGCCAAAAACACTTTCTTAACATATCCTCAGTGCGACATATCCAAAGATGAAGCTCTTCAGATGCTTCAGCATCTTCACTGGTCAGTCGTCAAACCAACGTATATCAGAGTCGCACGAGAGGAACATTCCGACGGACTCCCACACTTACACCGTCTCGTCCAATTATCAGACAAATCTAACATCAAGGATGCTAGATTTTTCGACCTTACTCACCCAAGAAGGTCTGCCTGTTTTCACCCAAACATACAGGCAGCCAAAGACGCCAATGCCGTCAAGAACTACATCACCAAAGAGGGTGATTATTGTGAATCCGGACAGTACAAAGTGTCTGGGAGTTCAAAGGCCAACAAAGACGACGTCTACCGCAACGCCGTCAATGCAGGAAGTGCGGGAGAGGCTCTCGACATTATCAAGGTCGGTGATCCAAGGACGTTCATAGTTAGTTATCATCATGTCAAGGCTAACATCGAACGCCTCTTTCATAAGGCTCCGGAGCCATGGACTCCTCCGTTTCAACTCTCCACATTCACTAACGTCCCCGTGGAGATGCAAAGGTGGGCTGATGTCTATTTCGGGAGAGATGCCGCTGCGCGGCCAGAGAGACCTATTAGCATCATCATTGAGGGTGATTCAAGGACGGGAAAAACGATGTGGGCTCGTGCTTTAGGTGTTCATAATTACTTGTCTGGTCACCTGGACTTTAATCCTCGGGTCTATTCAAACGATGTGGAGTATAACGTCATTGATGACGTTAGTCCACATTATCTCAAGCTAAAGCACTGGAAAGAGCTAATAGGGTCCCAAAGAGACTGGCAGTCCAACTGTAAATATGGAAAGCCGGTTCAAATTAAAGGAGGTATCCCATCCATTGTGCTTTGTAACCCGGGAGAGGGGGCTTCATATAAAGACTTCCTAGACAAAGAAGAAAACGCATCACTAAAAGCGTGGACGCTTCATAATGCGAAATTCGTCACCATCAACGCCCCCCTCTATCAAAGCACAACATAGACGAGCGAAGAGGAGAGCTGTTCGTCGTAGAAGGTTGGACCTGAACTGCGGCTGTTCCATATTCCTGCACATCAATTGCGTCAATCATGGATTCACGCACCGGGGAACCCATCACTGCGCATCAAGCAGAGAGTGGCGTTTTTATCTGGGAGGTTCCAAATCCCCTCTATTTCAAGATAAACCAGGTGGAGGTTCCACCGTTCTCCCTGATCACGATATACCATGTCCAGATAAGGTTCAACCACAAACTGAGGAGGGCACTGGGTCTACACAAAGCCTTCCTGAATTTCCAAGTCTGGACGACATTGCTTCGAGTTTCTGGGACGACGTATTTAAATAGATTTAGTCGCTTAGTCATGTTGTACTTAGACAATATAGGCGTTATTTCAATTAATAATGTTATTCGAGCTGTTCGCTTCGCGACAGACAGATCATATGTAAATGATGTACTTGAAAATCATGAAATAAAATTCTTATTTTATTAATTGCTGATCGAATCGTAAAAATAGATCCGAATTTTCAATGTTGCATACACGGGATTAGAGGCATGAGTACATGCCATATACAATAACAGGGCGTTCTCAGTATGATTCTCGTACTTAGCGGCTTCCTGGTGGTTATAGACAAATCGAATGTTGACTCTCCAGAATCGCCTAACCAATGCCTGCTCGTTGCTAGCATATTGACCACCAGTCACCTTAGCGTAGAACCTGCGCATGACTTGGAAACGATCACGTAGGTCCATCTTAACCGTTGCAGTGCTAGGTTCATTGTCGAACATGTTGAACACTTGGCCAAAATCCATAGGCGTTCCATAGGGTCTCCTGTCTCTGACCAAGAAGAAGATGACGCTGTTGGTGTGGTTCTTCAGCTTGATGTTCTCGTCCATCCATATCTTGCCTAGTATGTACACAGACTTAACACAAAAACGCTTACCTACACGATGGGTAATACCATTACCACGTGTGACATCGGATATACACATGACCTTACCAACATGGGAAATATCATGACGCTGTTCAAAGGGTTGAACCTTACAAGGCCCTTCACATCCCTTAGGCACATCAGGTCCTCTAAGCGCCCGATAGATTCTGGGCTTCCTATACATGGGTCTGTTAACCCAAGCAGAGGCCTTGTCGAATTTCGGCCCAATACCGCCACGGGGCGAATAGTTCACCGAGCGGGTAACCTTTGAGGTCCCCGCCATAGTACGCCATGGGGCGTCCCGCTTAGGCATTTTGAATTAAAGGAAAAAATGACAATGCACGTACATTTATACGACAACTTGGTCGCAAAGTAATAAATATCTAGTCTCGTAGGACGAGACATGATTGGTCACCTTTATTTGTCATTTTTAAGTCACATGGCCGAAATTTGTGGAGAGAGAGCGGGGGATTTGGAACGGGGGGATTGCGCCACGTAGGAGGACACCAAAAAATCGCGGCCATCCGGT